GGCGTTTTGGCTCTTGTTTGGTGGGTGATTAACAATAAAAACAATTAATAAAATGACTGATTGGGCAAATATTGTAAAGGTAGTTTCTGCAACTAAAACATTAGAGTATCTCCCGTTGGGAAAGCCTAAGGGAATAAAACATAAAGATATTACTGAGACTGTTATACGTTCTACTGTCACTCGGTTGTCAAAAAAAGGGTATTCGTTTTATGTAAAACCGACTTTTTATGGTACAGAAGTAACAAGAATTAAATAAAATTTCCTTATGAATATCAACAGAATATCAAAACAGACAGCCATGTTTGCAATAGGATTTATCGGCTTCTTATTCCTTCTCGGCATCGCAGGTAAATCAGATTATAATCAGGAAGTCATATACAACATGACGGAAACGGCTTACAATGTTATTGTAGATTCTCTCGGCGAAGGTTGTAGCGATACTCAAATCGTAAAGACTTATTTAAATAACAAAGAATATTACGACAGTTTAAGTTGGTAGGTTATGGGAAGAACGAAATCTGTAGGAAAGGTAGAGCCGGTCAACAAACTATGGCTTTCCGCTAAGGAAGCAATGGCATACTTAGGATGCAGTGATAAACTGTTGGAAAAACTAAGGAACAATGCCGAAATATCATTTTCCCAATATAACAAACGTACCATTTGGTACGACTTGAAAAGCATTGAAAGGTTCATAGAAAGAAACCGCGTTGTGTGAACAACGCTCCTTCCTCTTAGCTCAGCCAGGCAGAGCATCGCTATGGTTACTTGTTCGAAGGTTTAGTATCCGGTAATTTCCGGTTAGCGAAGGTCGCACGTTCGAGTCGTGCAGAGGGAGCAAAATACATAGTTCTTTGACGTATTGAATGTGAAATAAGGTTTAAGTATCTGATATTTAGACTTATTTCAATATAACCGAGGATTACGGATAGCGGAAACGCGGAGACTCCGTATAGGCTTGGTTATCGTGATTGTCTCTTCGCACCGAAATGTCCTACGGTAGAGAGTATGCGGTTTGGGCGCCCGTATCGCAAGAGACAAAGGTCATAAAGACAACATAAGCGTCCGATACAGTCTTAAATCGGTATAAAGTATGCGGTGGTAATGAAAGGCACCCGTACACGCTTATTATATATACTCCCTTCCCGTCAAATTCGGGCACGCTGAAAAGCCAAACACGTATTGTTGCGTTGAAGGGAGCAATGCTTAATGAATAATGATATGAGAAAGGTAAAAACATTTACGGATTTGGTATTTAATCCACATGCTCTTAGCAAGGAGGCACGTCATCTTCCTTCTCCGCTTCGTGAGGAATACATGGAGGCAAAACACGCTGTAATGCGGTTTGATAATGGCTATGGAATAAGTGTTGTAAAAGGAGATATGTTCTATTCTAACGGTATAGATACTTATGAGGTTGCTGTCCTTAAAGATGGTGCTATTTGTTATGATACCTCAATTACAGATGATGTAATTGGTTATGTAAATGCAGATGAGGTATCTAATATAATGAAACAAATTCAAGAATTAAAATAGAGAATTCCCGTGGCTCTCAATAGATGCTTGAGAGTAGTAAGGCAACCATCGGAACGCTCACGGGAACAAAAGCCTGTAAGGATGAATAATTCATGATAGCTTTTTAATGTAAACAGTCCCGTCTACGTGCTGGTCGGGAAACACTGCGACATGGCGGAATGGTAGACGTAGCACTCTATGATAGGAATGTCAAACCTTAGATGTGCGGAGCTTGACAACTCGTCCCGGTTCGAGTCCGGGTGTCGCAACATCTTCACTACAGATGAAGTATTTGTTTAGTCGTAGCCGGGCGGTCTGTGAAGATAGTCCGGTTTTTATTTGAAACCCATTAATAACAATTATATGAAAACATTACAATTAAGTGAACAAAAAGCCCGTGAACTATATCGGAGCGGTTCAAAAGAACTAAAAACAGTATTGGAAGAATCCTTTGGAGAGGATTTCTTTTCACAAGACGTTACAGAAAGAGTGAAAACCTACCTTGATGCTTGTCACGAGTTGGGAAGGGAACCACTCGATGAGAAAAAGCTATTGGAGTTAGGCTTGACGGAACACGATATTGCTTATCAAAAGCTGGCTATCGTTACGGAAGCTCTAAATGGAGGTCAGAAACTTAATGTATGCGATGCTAACGTGAAACGCTGGTATCCGTGGTTCAAGCCTAATGGGTCTCCTTCCTCTTTCGCTTTCCGCGGTTCGTATTTCGATTATGCGTGTGCGGCTGCGGGTAGCGGGTCTCGCCTTTGTTTGAAAAGCGAAAAGCTTTCCAATTATTGCGGGAAGCAATTCATTGATTTGTGGAAACAATTTATTCTATAACCCTATAAACTTACAATTATGACTTTAAATGTAGATAAAAAGAACGCTTTAAAGGCTTGGAGAGAAGCGGACAATAAAGGAAAGCAGATGCTTGAAAATCTATACGGCAAAGAAATATTTGCCAATCAAAACGTAATGGATAGAATCAAAACGTTTGAAGACGCAATGGAAGAAACAGGAAGAAAAGGTGTCCCTGATTTTTCAGATTTACCCAAAGACATGCGCAGGCATTTCATTGCGTTATATAAAATGGAAGTTATTACGGAAGCTCTGAATGAAGGCTGGAAAGCAGACTGGGATAACTCGGATGAGAACAAGTATTATCCCTATTTCATTATGTCTCCTTCCTCTTTCGCTTTCAACGATTCGCGTTACGCTTGTGCGTGTGCGACTGCAGGTAGCGGGTCTCGCCTTTGTTATAAAACACGCGAACTTGCGGAATATTCGGCAAAACAATTTATTGACATTTGGAAAGACATCCAGATAGGATAAGCATACAAAGGTCGTCTGCCCTTGTCTCCTTCCTCTTTCGCTTTCAACGATTCGAATTACGATAATGCGTATGCGAATGCAGGTAGCAGGTCTCGCCTATGTTGTAAAACTTCAAAGGGCAGAAACCTCACCTCTTGGTGGAAAACAACAATTCAAACGGTGTTGGTAGGTTTAACCCGAAAACTCTTATTAGAAAACAAAGGCTATGAAACGCTTTGGGAATTTATATCATCGCATCTATGATATAGATAATCTTTATCTTGCTTATTCTAAAGCTAAAAAGGGCAAAGGAAAAACGTATGGAGTTATTCAGTTTGAGAAAGATTTGGATAACAACATACTTTCCTTGCACAAAGAATTGTCGGAAAGAAGCTATATCACTTCTCAATACACGACTTTCATTATACATGACCCAAAGGAGCGTGAGATATACAGGCTACCATTTCGTGACCGTGTTGTGCATCACGCTATAATGAACATCCTTGAAGATATATGGACACCGATTTTCATTTCACACACTTATTCCTGTATCAAAGGAAAAGGCATTCATGGAGTGGTTAAACATTTGAAGAAAGACCTGAAAGATGCTGATGGAACAAAATATTGTCTGAAAATGGATATTCGCAAATATTATCCGTCAATAGACCACTCCATACTGAAACGTATCATACGTAAGAAAATAAAAGACATAAAGGTGCTTGCCCTTCTGGATGGTATTATAGATTCAGCACCGGGTGTTCCTATCGGTAACTATCTTTCCCAATTCTTTGCGAATCTATATCTTTCTTATTTCGACCATTGGATTAAGGAAGAAAAGCGAATGCCATATTATTACAGATATGCCGATGACATGGTGATACTTTCCAGCAGCAAGAAAGAGTTACACAGTATTCTTCTTGAAATCAACTCATATCTTAATGAGAAACTGCACCTGCAATTAAAGGGCAACTATCAGTTTTTTCCGGTAGATAGCAGGGGAATAGATTTCGTGGGATACGTATTTTTTCATACGCATACATTGATGCGGAAATCCATAAAGAAAAACTTTTGCCGTAAAGTATCTGCATTAAACAAAAAGAATATAACCCCGCATGATTACAAAATGGAAATCTGTTCATGGCTGGGTTGGGCGAAGCATTGTAATTCTAAGCACCTTATTAAAAAGATTATTAAGAATGAAAAGATTCAGTGAATTAGGAATTGAAATTGATGCAGACCGACATATATTTCCAGTTCCGCAGGTTTCAATAACCGATATTCTTAACTGTGAAATTGAAATACTTGATTTTGAATCGGGTGTAAAAACACAGCATGGTTCAGACAGATATGTAGTAAAAATAAAACATGAAGGTACGGAATGCAAGTTCTTTACAAACTCCACTCCTATTAAAGAAGCCCTAAGCAAGATTTCCAAAAAAGACTTTCCGTTCATTACAACTATCAGAGTGAAGAAGTTGGGAGTTGGGAACAGCAAGATGTACTATTTTACTTAACCAAATTCAGCCGCAGAAAAGGTCAGAGCTATTACCGTACTAAAAGCCGTGAGAGAAGCGAAGTGCGCACCGCTTCCCTTTAACCTTGTACGGGCGGTTTAAAAACACAATACAATGGAAAATGAACTTGAAGAACTGTACAAGGAGCTGAACGAAGTCAAAGCTTGCGATTTGGACTATCTTCCCAAGTATGGGTATTCTTCAAAAGAAGAAATCATTCAGCTTATAGAGGTAGACATTGAGGCGTTGCGCGCAGAACTCGAATGTAATCAATATGATTATATACCTGACGAACTCGAAGACGAAAGGATGTTTCTTTGCGTTAGTCAAGGGCTACCAAGATATTGTTAAACTTAATATTATAAAATTATGCCAATCGTAAAAAAGAATGACGTTCTACCTGAACGTCCTGTTATTATTGTACTTTATGGAGTACCGGGAAGTGGGAAAACAAGTGTTGCTACAACAGCCGATACCCCCTTATTGATTGATTGCGACAGAGGTGCAGACCGAGCAGTACAGCGTTGTGATACTATAATGGCTAAAAACTGGAAAGACATAGATAGTGAGCGGGAAGCAATGAAAGAGTATAAAACAATTATAGTTGATACAGCCAAGTCTATGCTTGACGATTATTTGAGCCAATATGCCATTGAAAACAACTATAAGTTAAAAACAAATTCTTTAAAACGTTTCGGACAGATGGGCGAAGATTTTAAAGAGTTCGTCAATTTTCTTCGTTCAAATGGCTCTGATATTATATTTATCTGCCATGATAAAGAAACTGCGGATGGTGATGTGATAAAGCACTCTCCGGATTGTACCGGACAATCTAAAGACCTTCTTGTTAGAATTGCAGACCAAGTGGGATATGTATTTATCCAAAATGGAAAACGCTGTATGTCTTTTGCTCCGTTAGATAATTTTGTAGGGAAAAATGTTGCCGGGCTTGAAACTGTTACTATTCCTGATTATGGCACAACCCAATTTGATACTTGCATGTCTGACATTGTTTCAAAAGTCAAAATATCTATTCAAGGAAAAGGAGAAGCACAAGCAAAAGCCAACGAGCAGCTTGCAGCAATACGAGAGCAACTTGCGGCTGCAATGACTGATGAAGATATTATCTCATTGATGGAAGCAACCAAGACACTGCCTAAAATCATGCAATTACCGTTCTTCTCTGAAATGCAAAAAAATCTTGCTACAAAAGGATACGCATTCGACAAGGACAAAAAAATGTTTATTAAAGCATGAAAGAAGAGGAGGAAGTTTGGAAAGATGTAGTTGGGTTTGAAGGGCTTTACAAAGTATCAAACCTTGGTAGAGTAAAATCATTGGATAGGTGGTTGGTTTATAAAGATGGTAGAAGACGATTTTATAAAGGTCGCGTTCTTAATCCTGTAATTGATACACATGGATATGAGACCTTTCAATTAGGTAGGAAGAAACATGCTAAAACACATCGTTTAGTAGCATTGCAATTTGTTCACAATCCTAATCCATCCGAGTATAATGTCATCAACCATAAAGATGAGAACAAAAGAAATAATAAATATTCAAACCTTGAATGGTGTACTCAAAAATATAACATGAAATATGGCAATATACACCAAAAGAATAGAAACGCAACAAGTATTCCTATTATACAGATAGACGGTAACGGAATAGCAGTTAATAGGTTTAGCTCTTTACGTGAAGCAGAAAGATATGGTTTGAACAAGCGTGATGTTTGGAGGTCTCTAAAGCATGGAACAAAATATAAGGGATTCAGATATGAATATGAATAATAAACTTCCTCTTATTAGGGTAACACAACTGGAAGCATTTCGAAAATACATAGAGCAAAGCGATTACGCCAGTTATGAGATAACAGAGCAGTCTGTTATTGACAGTATAACTGGTGTTTTCACTGGAAATTTCTATACGAAAATCGGGAAGGCTTTCCATAAAATTATAGAAGAGGGTGCGCCGAAATGCGAAAAGGTTGACGCTGGGGAACGCACCTTTCTATATTACGGTAAAGAACAAAAAGAACCTGTACCTTGCGGAAGGTCATTTGATATAGAAGGCGATAAAGTTATTATGGATATTCCGCAATGTAAAACCGCACTTGCTTACCGAGGCGAATATCCGAATGCCTTCCATGAGATACGGTTATATAAGGATTTTGGAGATGCTATTATAACAGGATGTGCCGATATGATAGATGGTATAGAAATAAGAGATATTAAAACCAAATATTCTCATCCCACTGATGCCGATTACATAAATTCTTGCCAATGGAAATTTTATCTCCAATTATTCAATGCAGATATATTTCATTTTGATTTGTTCATATTTGAAGGATATGATAAAGAAAAGCATGGATATGATGTCAGAGGTATTCCGTTGAAACGTTATGGTCCTGCAATAACATGCTATCGCTACGATGGTATGGAGCAGGATAATTATAATCTGCTTCGCTCCTTTCTTGAATGGGCTGAATACAGAGATTTGACCAAGTATTTACTTAAAGAAACAATAGAATAGTATTATGATTTTAACAGGAAGTATTTGTCTTAGTGACATTCCCCGTGAGCAAATGAAGAAAGTAATCTGCAAAGACGGGAAAGAGAAAATTTATTTAAATGTGGCGGTTATCGAACGCAAGGAACCTTCACAGTTTGGGCATACCCATTTTATTACTTGTGCCCCAAAACAAGAAGAACGCAAAGAAGGCATACAGTATATTTTTGGAGATTTCAAGGAATATAAGCCCGTTCAGAGCAGCCCCACACCGGAACAGATTGCGGAAGCTCCGGGATTATCCCCGCAAGATGATTTGCCATTTTAAAATATTATGCAATACGACCTATCCAACCCGCTCCACAAAGAGCAGTTCAAAATACGATGTAACTATCTCTTCTCAAAGGGTTGCATTGTGGAACTGACGGAAAAGAAGCCTAAGAGGACAACGCAGCAGAACAAATACCTGCACACCCTTTTAGGCTTCTTCGCTTGTGAGACGGGGAACACGCTGGAATACGTAAAACAGAACTATTACAAAAAGTTAGTAAATCCTACAATATTCACCCGTAAGATTAATGATAAGTTTTTGGGAGAAGTGGAAGTTTTACGTAGCTCCACTGATTTAGATACAGCGGAAATGACGACGAGCATTGAGCGTTTTCGTAATTGGGCGAGTGCTGAATGCGGCGTTTATCTTCCAAGTCCTGATGAAGAGAGGTTATTGCAATTAATGGAGATTGAAATAGACAGAAACAAAACATTTATTTAAAATAAAAAATTATGCACACATGGTTTGAGTGTAAAATCCGTTATGAAAAAACAATGGAAAACGGAATGAACA